TTTCATTAGAGTTGGGGTTATTTGTGTGCCCGCGCAGGCTCCTGCTGCGGAAATGTTCGCCGGCTCCGGCGTAACGAAAGATTGCCTAAAGATTCTTGGCAATCAAATCTAGTTGTTTGATCAACAGTGACATTGGCGTGACTGTTGACTCGGGTGTTGCTTCAACGATCGCCTCAACAGCGGGGCGTGAACGATCAACAACGGATAGCAACACGTCGGCTTGATCGTCAGACATTTCGCCAGCCTCAAGCGCAGCGATGGCGTCACTAAGGGCTTCAATGTCAGTGGCGGTGCGCTTAGCGATCACGGACAAGTTACGAACGCTGGCCGTTGTCTGTGGGTAGGCCGCTACGCCACTCACGCAGCTCACTTCATGGAGCCTGACCTCAACTAACGTGCGGGTACTTGCGTCCTGCCACTTATCTTTGACAGTAGAAAAACCGAAAGACATTGTGCGAACATCACCGCGTTGAATTGACACAGACAGGTCACGGGCATAAGTCGTGTCAGGCAAATCAATCTCGGAATAGAGGCCGTCTGAGCGGTTATCTAAACGCAAGGTCTTAGCGCGTGTACTGCCAAGAATTAGGCGCTCATCATGGTTGATATAGGCACGAATGTCATTCTTTGACTTAAGTGTGCGATCAAATGCGCCGGGTGCAATTGTTTCAATGAAAGGCAACGGCAGCGAGGGTGAATCGTAGCGTGCTGCATAGCCGCCAAAGGTCATTCCATCGCCGGAATCAGCCGAACGAACCTCAACAATGTCAGCGTCAAAACTGCGAAATTCAACATTCATGTTTTCTTGCCTTTCGATATGGGAAAAGATCAAACGCCGTAGACGGCCTGCGGGTCAGCCGGGTCAATCTGTGCAATTGCTTGCAGCTGCACCGTTGGCAGCCCTGTGTGAGCGATAGAAGGCAAACCGACAGCAGCAGCAGCGGATTCAGGTTCAAAACCAACTTGAATGAGGCGCATAACCATGCCCACGCGCTTATCAAGTTCAGTGATTGACGCGGCGCCGAGGTCAACGTTGGCCAGTGGGACGCGGTAAACGTCACCACCTTCAACCGGGGTCATGTCCTCAAGTGCGTGAATGTCGTTGATTGACAAGAAACCGGCCTGTGTTGCTGAAGAATATGCAGCGAAACGCTCTGTCAAATTGGCGCGCAACAGCCCGTCAACGTTAAAACGCATGAACGCACCGCCCGAAAGCATCGGTGAATAGGCTTGTTCAATCTTTGAGATGTACGGCAGCAACGTGTAGGTCACAAACTGCTTGCTGTTTTCTTCAACTGAGGCGTAGGACATTGAACCTGGCTTAGTTGACTGCAATAGGTGTGGCGGGATGCGGAAAATGCGCGCAATTTCTTCAACACTAAATTCCCGGCTACCCAACATTTGCGCTTCATCAGGATCAACGGTTGTTTTCACAAACTTGGCGCCACCAGTCAAAATGCCGGGACGGTAAGCCTTGCGCAAGCCTTTATGCTCACGTTCCCAGTTGTTTTTCAACTCAATTGCCTGGTCTTGCGTCATTTCGTGCGGTGTTTCAATGATCCCGCTGACGGTTGAACCAGTGCCAAAGAATTGTGCAGAGAAATCTTCCAACGCTTTTGACAATCCAAGGGTTTGCCGTAGCGTTTCAATGCGCGAAACACCACGCAAAACACCCGGTTTGCGCAGCTCGGTAATGTGAATCATGTCCATATCGGAGACAATTCGCTTGCCATGATCAACGCGATATTCAATAACACCGAGGTCATTGCGTATGACTTCCACGCGGTGAGGTGCAAGCACCGAGAGTGAGACAACTTCAGAGGTTTGTGGGTTACGCAACTTGCGAACAAATGCGTTTCCGTCAATGAGCAGGGACACCAGAACCATTTGAAAGTGATCAGCGCGAGTAACGCTCATGTCAGGTTCAGGATCGGTCAACCATGCAGGCATTGGAAATGATTCACGCTGGCCACCGTTGCTGATGTAGGCATCAACGGGCAGTGTTGAAATAACGTCAGAAATAAGGCGAACAGAGGCGTACACAGCCCCAATTGTCATAGAGTTTTCTGCCGTTATTGACACACCGGAAAGGGTGCGGTTAGGAATTTCACCACCGGATTGAAACAACGAGGCCGCTGTGACGGCTCGGGTTGCGTCAGGTTGTAGCAGACGATTTAACATTCTTTAGCCTCTCCAACGCAACACCAATTGCGACAATAAAAACACCTGAAATCACTATTGCTGCCGGCGGGAAAATCAACCACACACCAACCGCAATAAGAATCAAACCGATGATTTGAATAAATGCAGCCATCACAACTCCTAAAAGAATTGCGGCACGGGCGCCGCTGGGACATCTTCAAACACCATTGATCGCTCCAGCCCCATGATTGCGGCAACAGCAAGGTCAATCTTTTTCGATGATGTTTTTGCTTCCTTGTAAATCCGTGTGCCTCGACTGTCTGACTTCAACACGGCATTAGATATGTGACGGTTCAACGCGGGGTTACCGTCATGGGTCAATTGACGTTCAAGCACCATTTGCGTGAAGCGTTGCGTTGCTGGCGTCATTCGTGCCGCTGATTGTGGGAACGCGACAACTGGCAAGCCTTCAGACTCAAGCACTTCCAACGACCGCGCCCACAGGTGCGTGTCAGCGGTCAGTTCAACAACGCGCCAACGCTCAGCACACGCCCTGATCTTTTCTTCAACATCAAGAATCGGAACAGTCCAACCAACTTGACCTGGTGGTTTTTCCCATAGCCCAGCAACCACGATGTGTGGGAACTGTCCTATTTCAACTGCGATCAGCGCCGTGCTGTCATTGCTGAAACTGCCGTCAAGAGCCAACACAACGTTGGCGTGATCGGGTATTTCACGGGCGTTGTGACACTCTTGCCACGCAATCTCCGGCAACCATTGCCCCTGAATACTGACGGGACGGTTGAACCAATAACGCTGCCATTCAGCCGTTGATGTTTGTGGATCATCAAAAGAATCAGCAATTGCATCTAGGTCAAGCCATGCACCAGCAGGGCCATAAACCTGTTTCAAACCGGCAACGCGATCACGGCGCTTTTCAGCGTCAAACTTTGGGTCAGCCTGTACATGGTCAAAGTACAATCCTGCGTCTTTGGTGCGGCCTTCCTTGACCGCCTGTGCGTAGTCAAAAGTGCCTTCAGCCACGCTGCCTTCACCGGGTGCAAACATTGTGGTTGTCTCAAGTGCCCAACCATTAGCAACTTTGCGCTTCAAAAGGTTACGCAGCACAACTTGGTGCAAGCGCTTCAACTTAGGTTGCACCCAAATGTGAGTCTCATCGAACACCGTGAAAGTTGACTTGCCACCGTCAGCACTTGAATCAGCAGCAGTCTCAGGGCGGATCACGCCACCGTTGGGCAGCAGCGTCCGGGCATAGCCGGGGTCAATGCCTGGGTACGTTTCCTGCAATCGCCGTGATTCCTTGCACATGAATAAAATCGTGTCGTAAGTGTTGCCAGCCTGACCAAGCTCTGTTGCAAAGCAGAGAACTTCAGGACGTTTGACAGGGGCACCAACAGGTTCACCAGCTTCGTATGGGTAACCCCACGCGCTGACTTCACCTTCAACAGCCCAGTGATCAAAACGCACCGGGGCTATTGCTTCAGCCATAGCAACGAACGCGGCAAGTTCAGACTTGGCGCGACCTTTTGGCCTGCTAATGACTGCGCGCCGAATTTTCTTTTTGCCCGCTGCGTCAACCTCATACGATTTCACAACGAACCGCGCAAACTCATCGTCAAGGTGAATCGGCTCACCCTCAATGTCACCCGGCCCGTGAACCAGAAACGTTTCAATCCAATCAACCAGAGCAAAGCCCAACGATTGCATCAGCCGCTTATTGCCTTTAGGCGGTTGCGCCGGGCATCATCCATGTTGACTGTCTGCGTGATCTCAACAACGTCATTGTCAATCTTCAGCTTTAACCGCAACCTGGCTTCAGGTGTTGACCCGAACGCGCTAACGCGCAGCCGGATTTCAGCAGCCAACTTGGTTTCACCGTTCCACATTTC